AATAAAGCGGAAACTAAACAACTTCCAGCAATGACTTTTTATTGGGAAGAACCATCATCATAAGTAAAATAAAATTAAATAACCGAATTATCAAGTGATAATATAAATAACCAACGTTTAACTAAAACCAAATAAAATGACGTTTTTATATACCCGCACTAACACGTGGTCTAGTGCACCACAACCGACAGAAGACACCATTAAGTACTGGAAACATATTTCACAGAAGAAAAACTGGAGAATAGTTCAATTACCTAATGGATTTTTACAAACCGAATATAATAGCATCGATAATCCAGAAAACTGGATAGATGTTACCAGAAGAGAAACAATAGCTGGAGCAGAACAAGCAATAGATGCGTCTGTTGAACATTATGTTAAAAAGCTAGAGTTTACCAAAGGACCGAAAGTGATTAAAACCTTCGAGTAATATTCAAAATCAATTATATCAAATTAAATTAAATGCAAGAATTAAAGTTAGTTAAAAATCTGGCTTTTGGCGATGGTGCTAGAAGTCAGATATTAACTGGTGTTGAAAAACTTACTAATGCAGTAGGATCAACACTAGGAGCAAGTGGTAAATGCGTTATATTAGAAGACGCTAGTGGACAACCACAAATTACTAAAGATGGAGTTACTGTTGCAAATGCAATTACATTACAAGACTCTATAGAAAATATTGGAGCTACACTTATTAAACAAGCAGCTCAAAGAACCGTAGCAGACGCTGGTGACGGTACCACGACAGCTACAGTATTAGCAAAAGCTATACTAGACCAAGCTCAAGCTCACGACTTAGTTGAAGATACTAGATCTATGAAAGAAGGTATTGACATTGGGGTTAAAAAAGTATTAGAATATTTAAATAAAAATAGTAAAAAAGTAACAGGCGAAAAAATAGATCAAGTTGCTACTATATCTGCTAATAATGATTTAGAATTAGGTAAAGTCATAGGTGAAGCTTTTAGATTAGTAGACGAGACAGGTGTTGTTATGATGGAAACAAATGAACAGCCTGAGACTGTAGTTGAATTAATAGAGGGTGTTCAATATGATCAACCACTTAAAAACAATCATTTTATTACTAATAAACAAAAAGGAACAGCTGAACTTGATAATCCTCTTGTTCTAATAGTAGAATCAGTTATACCAAACGTAAGAAAAATTCAGTCTATTCTTGAGTTTATTATTAAAAATGGTAGAAGTTTACTTATTATTGCTGATGTTGACCCACAAGTGATTTCCGCACTAGCCATGAATAAGTCTAAAGGCAATATAAAAGTCAATATCATAGATGCACCAGTATACGGAATCAGCAAGAAAGACGTATTATCCGATCTATGTGCTGTGACTGGTGCTACACTTATTAATGAAGATCTAGGAGATGATATGGATATTATACAACCTGAACATCTAGGATCATGTATTAAGTCTATAACTAGTCATGAGGATACGATATTAAAAGTTGATTTAACGGATAATAAAGAAGTTAAAGAAACTGTACACTTATTAGATAAAAATATAAAAGAAACTAAAAACCCTAATATTATAATTAGACTTGAAAGACGATTAGCTAAATTAAAAGCTAAAGTTGCTACAGTTAAAGTTGGGGCCAATTCTGAAATAGAGTTAAAAGAAAAAAGAGATAGAGTAGAAGATGCTATTTGCGCTACGAAAGCTGCGATTAAGGAAGGTATAGTACCAGGTGGTGGTATAGCTTTATTAAATGCTGCACAACATTTAAAACCAGAATCAATAGGTGAAGAAGTATTATATAATGCTATTAAAGAACCTTATAAGTTGATATTAAAAAATGCTGGTGTAGATGATTATAAAACTCCAGAAGTAAAAGGTTTAGGATTTAATGTGGTTACAGGGAAGACGGTTGATATGGTAAAAGCCGGAATTATAGATCCTTTACTAGTTACTAAGAGTGCATTACTTAACGCAGCTTCAGTAGCTACTACTATATTATCTACTGATTGTGTTATTAATAATATTAGAGCATGAAAGCAGTAGGGAAATTCATAGTTATAGATCCAATCAAAGAGAATGATGTAACTACAAAAGGTGGATTAATCTTAGCTGAGAAGCAAAGAGAAGATGTTAGATATAGAAGAGCTAAGGTTGTAGAACCTGGCTCTGATGTATCTGTATTAAAAAAAGGTGATGAAGTTTATTATGACAAAGCAGCTGGATTTAATATTGAAATAAATAAAGAAGAATATAAGGTTATTAAAGAGTTCGATGTAGTTATTATACTATGAGAAAGTTAACGTCTGGTGATTTAAAAGAACTAGGTTTACTTAAGCATTATAGAATAATAAGGAAATGGGCTTGTAAAACTAATAACTTAAATGATGCAGATTTAGAACTATTGATATATCTTGATGCTATAGATATGTTTAAGAAAGATGATTTTAAAAAAGGTACGTACTCATTCAGCTGGGATAACAGGCGCTGGAACAGATTATTGAAACAAGGGTGGATTACAGTGTGGCGGAAAAGAAACCACACCACTCAAAAATATCATATATATAAAGTTTCCTATAAGTGCAAACAGCTGATAAGTCGCATGTACCGTATTATGTTAGGCGAAGAAGATATGCCTACAACTAAAATTGAAAAAAGCAATAGATATAGTTATAAAGTAATGACTAAATCAATAGAATACGTTAACAAAGATAAAACAAGATAATATGGCTTATAAACAACCTAAAAATACTCCTATTCACAGTTATGGTGCTTCAGAGCCTATATCGGCCGCTATAATTGGAGTTAAAGCAGCCGTAACAGCTGTAAAAGTAGCTAAAGCAGCTAAATTAGCATCAGCAGGGATAAAAGCTGCTAAAGTAGCTAAATTAGCAGCAACAGCGGCAAAGGCAGGTAAAGCAGCTAAAGTAGCAGCAACAGCAGCAAAAGCAACTAAAGCGGCTAAAGCAAGTAAACTAGCTTTAAAAGCAGGTAAAGTAGCAAAAGCAGGTAAAGCAGCTAAAGCTGCAAGAATAACAAAAAGAGCTGCTAAAGTAGGTGATAAAGCTGTTAAATTAGGTCAAAAAGCAAGTCAAAAAGTTTTAAGTAAAGGAGTCAAAGCTGGAGAAAAAGCAACTAAAATACAAGGCAAGATGGATAACAAGCTTATAAGTCAAGTTAATAAGCAAATGGGTAAGAGTCTTAAGTCTGGAGAAAAAGCCGTTAGTAAAACAGCAAAAGCTGGAGAAAAAGCCGCCAACCAAACAGCAAAAGCTGGAGAAAGAGCTGCTAACAAAACAGCTAAGCAAGCTGGCAAAATGGCTGAAGGAAAAGCTCCAACTTTTAAGGAAGGAGTTAAAGATCTTTATAATCAAGGTAAAAATAAAATTTCTCAAGGAGTAGAGAAATATTCTAATGCTACAGGTAAAGATTATAGCGAAGTAATGGGTAATGTAAAAAAGAAAGCAATTCAAGGTGGTATTACTCAAACTCAAAATTTAGTTCAAAAACAAAAAGCTAAAACTGATACATCTACTACGTCTGAAGATTTAATTCAACCATTAGGTGTGGTTGAGGAAGCAGAACCTGCACAACAAACATATCCCACTCAAGAAAGGCCAAGTTCTTATAGTAATCCTTCTGGAGCTTCTATGAAAACAAATATACCTTCTGGCTATAAGTCTAGTGCAGCTAGCAATCAAAAAACTCCAGCTACAAAGTATCAAAAGTTTATGGGTAATTTAGCTAATAACAGTGTTAATGCTAATATAGGAGGTGTTAAAGTAAATGTAGGTCACATAGGTTTAATAGCTGGTAATTTAATTGGATCTGGTGTAGATGCTATTAAAGCAAAAAAGAGTTTTAAAGCACTTAAAAGAAGAGAAGAAAACACAAAAGAATCAGCTACTAAAGCTGAAGAAGAAAAAAAGAATAAAAACATCATGCAGAATTTAGATGATGAAAATAAAATGGAAAATTTAAAAGGATAATTATGCCAAATTACGGAGAGAAACAAGCACCAGCAGGAAAAGTATTATTAAATCAATGCAAACCTGTAGTAGGAACTAGAGTTATGAAATCTAATAATTCAACTATAACACCTACTTTAAAAACAATAGATAACATACCTTATAAAGGAAACGCAGTACTGAACGCAAATAGATAATGGATATGGAAGATTTGAAGCTGTATTTATTAAATGCATCTTCATTTGCTTTAGCCACGTTAAACTGGGTAGAGCCAATGTTAGAAATATTACTACTAACGCTAACCATAGGGTACACTGTACATAAATGGTTGTTGTTACACAAAAAAAAATAAATTATGAAAAATAAAGATGGAGCATCTAACTTTTTTAAAAACAGCTTTGGGGATTTCCAAACTAGAGCGCAGGGCGCTTTTAGAGACGCTAAAGTTGGTGCGTATGGAGAAGAAGCAGTAGGACTAATGGATGACAAAAAAAGTGAACAATCAAGTTTTGATAAATTTAATACTGCTTCACAAGCAAATACTAATCCATTTGGAAACTTAGCAGCTGTAAGAGCTGATCAATCAAAACAGAATATAAATCAACTTACTGGTGAAATTGATCAATCTAAATCAGATTACCGACAACAACAAATGCAACAAAACGAATCTACCTCTGAACCAGTACCACAAGCAATTCCACAATCTAAAAATGGTTTATTTGGTGGTGATCCACTTTTTGACCCAAACACTAATGGAACTGGATCTGGAAGACCAAACTTTGCTCAACAAATTAGAGATAACATGACTAATATTGCCAGTGGAGCTCCAATGAATGATGTTTTATTTAAAAAGAAATGAGATCAATAAATGAGATTATAATACATTGCTCTGCTACTAGAGAAGGACAAGAAATACCAGTTGCTACAATAAAAGAGTGGCATGTAGAAGGTAGAGGTTGGACAGATATAGGTTATCATTTTTATATTGAATTAGATGGCACTATTAAAAAAGGTAGAGATATAGACAAATCAGGAGCTCATACTAAAGGTCATAATAGAAATTCAATAGGAGTTTGTTATTGTGGCGGCGTAGAGAGCGATGGTAAGACACCAAAGGACACTAGAACAGAAGTACAAAAAGAAAGCCTGTTACACGTCCTTAAAACACTAATGGCGATGTTTCCACTTTCTACTATTTATTCACATAATGAGTTCGCTGCTAAAGCGTGCCCATCATTTGACGCGACGAAGGAATATGAAAATATCTGAAAACACAGAATTTAAAATTGACATAAAAACAGTAATAGGTATAATCATGTTAACAACAACTTTAGTTGGCATGTATTATACACTACAAGAAGATATACAATTAGCAAAAACCTTACCACCAGTAGAAGTTAAAAGATTAGAGTACGATCTTAAAGAAAAGTGGAATCATATTAATATAACTGAATTAAAAGAAAAGGTTAGTATGATAGAACAAATGAATAGTATATTATCTGAAGAAATAAAAGTATTATCTACGCTAGTTAAAGATGGTACAAAAACAGATGGTAAATTAGATGAGTTAGCTAAACAACTTAGAGATTTAAAATCTAAAAAACGTAAATAATGTCTAAAAAGAAAACTAAAAGAGGAGACACTTGCTGGAAAGGTTATGTAGCTAAAGGTAAAAAACCATCACCTAGTGGTAAAATGGTAAATGGTAAACCTAAAATGGTTAATAACTGCGTTAAAATAGGTAAAAAGAAAAAGTAATGGCAGAAAAATTTAAAGTACATATGATGTACAAGGATTGTAAAGAAGTTAAAGCTAGCACAATGAAAGAGCATTTAAAGCTAAAGAAAAAAGGTTATAATCATAAGAAATCAAAAGACTGTAAAAATGACTAATGCTAGTTATGAAAAGTCTAATCGTAAAATGCGATCTGATTATACAAAAGAAACAGGCAAGACATTAGGTGCTAGACAAACAAGCGGTAAAGGTAAGCGTAGAACTTCTTTCGCTTGTAGATTCGCTGGTATGAAAGGTCCTATGAAAAAGCCTAATGGTGAACCAACTAGAAAAGCTATAGCTTTAAAGAAATGGGGTTTTGCAAGTGTTGGAGCAGCTAAAAAGTTTTGTAATTCAAATAAAGAAAAATGAAATCAAGAGGTTTAGGCGATAGCATAGAAAAATTTACAAAGGTAACAGGTATAAAAAGAGTTGCAGATATGATACCAGGTGGCTGCGGTTGTGATGATCGTAAACAATGGTTTAATAATAATTTTCCGTATAACATGAATAAAAAATAAAATGGCTAAAAAAGAATTTCCAGAAATAAAGAAAAAGAATGAAGGTAAGTTCACTGCTTGGGTAGAGAAAAATATGGGTGGCATGGACACTTGTAAAGCTGCTAGTAAAGTAATGAGATCAAAAACTAAAAAGTATTCTTCAGATGTAGTTAAAATGGCTAATTATGCAAATAACTTTGGTTGTAAAACTAAGAAAGATGGAGCTAGTTTTAATCCTAAATTAAAAAAAGCAGTAACTGATGGTAAGATAAAAGGTAAGTTTGCTGAAAAAGTAATGGCTTCAGATGGTGCTTCATTAAGTTCAAAAAGAGCGCAAAAGAAAATAGACAGAGGGCAAACTCACAAAAAGATGAGTGTAGATCAGAAGAAAGAAGCTATGAAAAACAAAAGAGAAAGATTTGATCCACAATTAGGGGTTAAAGAAGGAACTCCAATGAAAAAGAAAAAATAATATGAGATCAAGAGGTAGTAAAGGTAAATGCGGAAAAGCTTGGAAAGCTTGGGAAGCAGGCTATGCAGAAAAAGAAGGTGGTAAAGAAGAAGCAGCTAGAGAAAGAAGAGAATTTTATTGTGACAAAGGTACGATAAAAATGAGACCTTCAACTGACGCTGATGTTCCTTTAACTGACAAAGAAATAAAAAAAGATAAAAAGATTAAAAAATAAATAATGGGTTTTAAACTTAAAGGTGCACCATACGACAAATCTAACATGAACATAGCCGTTTATAAGAAAGATTTAACAGACGGATCTATAGGTAAATCAAACCATACTGGTATAATAGTACAAAGTGGTATTAGTCCAGAAGAAGAACAACATGTTATAGCTCATGAAAAAGTTCACCAAGAGCAACAAGCTAAAGGTGAATTAGATTATGATAAAGAAAATTTTTATTGGAAAGGTAAAACTTACCCAAGAGAAAAACTAAACGAACACAACGAAGAACTACCTTGGGAGAAAGAAGCTTACAAAGCTAGCGAAAAATCAAGGAATAAAGAATCAAAAGATATGGGATCAACAAAATTTAAGTTAAAAGGACATAGAGGTAATAATAAACCTTTTAAACATATGACAGAAAGAGGTTTAATAGGCGCATCAATGGATGATACCTCCGGTTATAATCAACCAGATTATGGTTCTTCAATGTATGATGATGACGGAGCTTCCGCTCCTGGAGAAGGTGATCCAAAGAAAGTTACTAAAGAAACTAGAACAACTAAAAAAGATATTAACCCTGAAACAGGTATGAAGCGTTTTACAACTACAACTACTAGTAAAAGCAGTTCGCCAGGTTCAAAAGGTAGTGTTAGTTATGAAAGTGCTTATAAAAAAGTAGACAAAGATAAATACCCTACGCTAGAAAGTTTTGAGAAAGCTGCTAAAAAATCCAACAAAAAAGACGTTAAAGTTGAAGAACAGATACCAACTAGAAAAGCCAAAATAACTGCATCTTCAGAGCCAAAACTTAGAACTATAAAAACTGAAAAAACTCCACCTGTAAAAACTCCCCCCACAAAAAAGAAATGTCCACCTGGATTTGCATTTTCTAATTCACGAGGATGTGTTGAGATGTCAAAAATAAAGAAATCAAAGAAACCAAAGAAAACAAAGAAACTTAAACAAAACCTAAGCTCTACTAAAAAATCAACTTCATGCGTGTTTGGTCAAAAATGTTGAGATGAGAAAATCATTTAAAGAAACTAAAATAGGAGTTTTTTTAGCTAACAAATCTCCTAAAATATTAAAAGCTATTGGTAATGTTCTACCTGATTCAGGAACGCTTGGATTAGTAAAAAACTTAATATCAAGTGATAGTAAGATTAAACCACTAGACAAAGAGCAAGCTCTTAAACTTATAGAGCAAGATATAGCTGAGATGAAAGAAGTATCTAACAGATGGAAAAGCGATATGAAAAGTGATTCATGGCTTTCTAAAAACACTAGGCCTATAACTTTGATATATCTAACATTGTCTATGACAATATTTATAATACTAGATTCAACAGTGTTATTAGAAATAAAAACAGGATGGGTTTCTTTAATGGAAGCTTTATTAATAACGGTTTATGTAGCATACTTCGGAAGTCGTGGTGCTGAGAAAATAACAAAAATAAATAAATAAAATGGCAACAGTAAATAAAATAGAAATAGCCGGTTTAGAAGGAAATGAAGCAGCTCAACCAAGAGTATTTGCTCATGCAGCTAAAGCTATAACATTACCAGCATCCGCAGCTAATGCTTTTGTATATGTATTACCAAATACAGGAACAGATCCAGTCGCTGGTGATTCTCAAACAACTCTTTCAAGAGGAGCTTGTATATATATTGGTGGAACAGGTAATCTTGATGTAGAATTAGAAAGCGGAGATAGAGTAGTATTTAAAGGTGTAACAGCTGGATCTTTTTTACCTATATTAGCTACAAAAATATTTGGTTATGATGCAACTCCAACATTAACAACTACAGCAACTGACATAATAGCTTTATTTTAAATTATGTTTATAGGAATAGGGATGCCACTCCCCGATTTATCTAGTTTACCTGGACCATCGAGACCTGGAGGAGGTGGGAATATAATAAACGATTCACTTCAATTTACTGTTCAAATGGGAGCTGGTGAAACTTTTGTATTTCCAGGGAATAATCCAGGAAATGTATTTAGAATTGACTGGGGTCAAGGGGCAGGTTTTCAAGATGTAACAGGCGCTAACAATACTTCTCCAGCATATGCTACAGCTGGAATTTATACGATAAGAATTGGAGAAACAGTTGGTGGCACATATAAAGGTGCAGCTTTTATTGGTTTTAATAGCTCTTCAGCTGCTAATAGAGCTAAAATTAGAGAATTACAAAACTGGGGTAAATCAACCTGGACTACTCTTACAAATTCCTGGAGAGGTATACCAAACTTAACTATTACAGCAACTGATTATCCAGATTTATCTATAGCTACTGCAATACATTACGCTTTTCAGGGAACTCCTTTTCCTGGTAGCACTAATTTCACAGGTTGGGATGTTAGCAATGTGGCAGTTTTTGATAATATGTTTGATGGAGCGGTTCCATCTGGCTCTATAGATTTGTCAAATTGGGACATGAGTAGTGCAATTTCTATGAACGCCATGATAAAAGGTGTTGATGGTCCGGTTGGAAATATAACAGGATGGGATGTTTCAAACGTTACAGGAGCTGGTTTTGTAAGTTTTATGAATCAAAATTCGGCTTTTAATCAAAACATTTCTTCTTGGAATATTTTAAAAGCAACAACTCTTGTTAATTTCTTAAGAGGAAGTTTATTTAATCAAAACATGGGCACCTTGAGTTTGGGTAATGGCCTACTAAGTATGCAATACATGTGTTTTCAAAACGGAATGAGTACTTCAATTTATACAGATACATTTGTGGGTTTTGCTAATCAAGTTAAAATAAACGGTTTTCCTTACAATGTAAATGCAGCAAATCAAAATGGAAGAACATATAATAATGCTAGGCTAGGTGGGAGTGAGTTTGCTTCTGCTGCACTTGCAAGAACTTTTTTAACAACCGCAGTCGCAAGCGGAGGCGCTGGCTGGACTATATCAAGTGATACTATAATTAATTAAAAACCAATGAAACAAGTAACAACAGAAGACACGTGGTTTATAGCTAGAAATGAAGACTCAACAATTGTTCATTATGGATTTGCACCTGAAGGAACTGATATTGACACTGGACAACCTGTAGTTGAAGAGTTCAATAATAGAGCTGATTGGTTAACTAGATTACAAGAACTTGGTATAACTCCTATTGAACCATAAAGTACTTTAATGTTAATAAACAAATAAACAAGTGAATATATAAGTAACAGATAAATAAACAATTAAATAAAATCAAATGAATAAAATAAAAGAAGAAGATTTAAAACTAATAAAAGAACATCACAACAATGCAAGTGCGCTTTCTCATGATATAGGAGCATATGAGCACCAAAAGTATGTGTTAATAATTGAATTAAATAAACTAAATAAAGAAATTTCAGAATTTAAACAAGTTTTAGAAGGTGAATATGGTTCAATTAATATAAACCTAGAGGATGGTTCATACACTGATATAGAAAAAGATGTCGAAGATAAGAAAGATTAGCATAGGTTCTGATTATAAAAACGAAGCCATGCATTACTCTACTGGACAAGAGGTTTATGGTGGACATATTATTAGTGATATAATATTTGAAAATAAAGATAATTCTTATAATATTTTTATAACTAAAAATGATGAATTACTACCTTGGAAAAAATTTAATTCAAATATGGCTGTATCAGTAGAATATGATCTTAAGTATTGATGAATAGTATATATCATTTTATTGTTAAACCTTTAGATAAAAGATATGAAAATATTAAATCGGTTGACGATAAAGAATTAATTATTAATTCAAATATAGAAAATCATGTTTTTGTAAGTAAAAAAGCAGTTGTAGTTTCGACTCCAGCTGCTTATAAAACAAAAATAAAAGCTGGTGATGAAGTTCATATTCATCATAATATATTTAGAAGATGGTATGATCAAAAAGGTAGAGAACGAGATAGTTCAACTTATTTCAAAAACGATCTTTACTTTGTTTCGGCTGAGCAAATATACATGTATAACTTAAAGCCACATTTAAATTATTGTTTTATAAAACCATTATTAAATCAAAGCTTTTTAGAGAACAGAAAAGAACAACCAAACGTTGGTATAATGAAATATACTAATAACACCTTAGAAGCACTAGGAATAACACCTGGAACACTTATTACGTTTACCCCAAACTCTGAATTTGAGTTTACAATAGATGGTGAACGACTTTATTGTATGAAATCAAATGATATAGCTTTAACCCATGAATACAAAGGAAACGAAAAAGAAAATAATCCAAGCTGGGCAGAAAGCAGTTGAAGAACTCATTAAGGTAGCACAAGAAAAGATCGTTGACTCAGGGGATGATATCTCAGCTGATAGACTTAAGAATGCTGCTGCAACTAAAAAACTAGCTATATTTGATGCTTTTGAAATATTAACTAGAATACAATTAGAAGAAGATATTTTAAATGAAAAACCTAAAGAGGCTAAAGAACAAAAAACTTTCAAAGGTTTTGCTGAAGGGAGAAGTAAATGAGTTATGATCAATCGCTTTGGAAAGAGGTTAAAGATGTTATTAACCCTAAAATATTAAAGAAACAAAATCGTTTCAAAAAATGGGAGTATGGTTATAACTCTGATTATGATTTTATAGTAATAAGTAAAACTGGACAAATTGGACAAATCATTGAAATACAAAATCTCAGGATTGCTTTACCAACAGCAAATGAACCGCATAAACGAAGCGAAAGTAAAGTTGAGCAGAAATGGGAAAAAGCAAACTATCCAAAAGAATTAAGTAGAATTAAATCCAGGTTTGACTGGGAAGATTGTGACACTGAATTTAAAGAAAAGTGGTATGATTATATTGATAAAGAATTTACAAGACGAGAACAAGGTTATTGGTTTTATAATAACGGTTATCCTAATTACATTACTGGCACTCATTACATGTACTTGCAGTGGTCAAAAATTGACGTTGGAGCACCGGATTATAGAGAGGCAAATAGATTATTCTTTATATTTTGGGAAGCATGTAAAGCAGATAACAGATGTTACGGGATGTGCTACCTTAAAAACAGAAGGTCTGGATTTTCATTTATGTCCTCAGCAGAGCTTGTTAATCAAGCGACAATATCCAGTGACGCCAGATTCGGTATATTATCTAAATCTGGAGCAGATGCTAAAAAAATGTTCACAGATAAAGTCGTACCAATATCCGTTAACTATCCGTTTTTCTTCAAGCCGATACAAGACGGTATGGATCGTCCTAAAACAGAACTGGCCTATAGAGTTCCAGCTTCGAAACTTACTAGAAGAAAGCTTGAAAGTAATGAGCAACTAAGAGAACTTGATGGTCTCGACACAACAATTGACTGGAAAAACACTGGTGACAACTCTTACGATGGTGAGAAATTAAAATTATTAGCACACGACGAAAGCGGAAAATGGGAAAGACCGGA